GTGTTTAAGTTGCTGGTACAATGCTTAAAACATCATTAGATGCAAAAGTTGCAAAACTTGATAAAAAACTCAAAATGGTTGAACTACAACTTAAAAAAGAAAAAATGGATAAGGACGGTGGTGTAGCGCCTGATGGTATTGTTAACGGCGAGGGTTATGTTGTTACTGATAGAAATAGTCTACTTGAACGCCTAAAAGGTTTAGATAAAGATAAATAGTATATAATAGGAATACAATTATGAAAAGTTTTACAGAATACTTAGCCGAATCAAAGAAAGTATATTCTTTTAAAGTAGGCGTAGCAGGTGAATTACCTGAAAATTTTGAAGATCATATGGAACGTGGATTGCAAAAGTTTGGTGTTGGCAAAATGTCAGCAGGCAAAAAAACACCAATTCAAGAACGTCCACTAGATTTTCCACAGTTGGAAAACACAGAAGTACATTACTACGAAGTAGATTTGATGTACCCAACAACTAGTAGAGTATTACAAGAATACTTAGGTAGTGTTTGCAAAGTTCCACAAAGCCACATAATTGTACGTAATCCACAAGAACCACAAGAACTTTATCAACAAGAAAAAGAAGACGAAGAGTATGTTGCAAAACTTACACAAGAAGATATGGGTGGCGAAAGTGGGCAAGCCGATGTTGGAGGTTCAAGAGTAATGGACTTACTTAAAGAATTAGAAGCATCTCGTAAAGATAGAGATACTGCTACTATGGAGGATGTACCAACTGGAGAAAGCAAAGATATTGGCGACACAGAAAATAGTAAGGCGGTGTTATCATGAGCGACAAAGAACAATTAAATGAAGTAGCACCACTTGTAGCAGCCCTAATAGGCGCTCTCGTTGGTATGGGCTTAGAAAAAAATAAAGCAAAAAGAGCAGCAGCAAAAGCAGTTGATGATGCAAAAACAGGTAACTGGAAAAATCCAGATGCGCCAGGTGGAGCACCAGCAGCAAGAACAACCGGTGTTGTAGTAAATGGAAAAATTACTAGAAGTGGGCCACAAGTTAAAAGACTACAACAATTGTTGTACGGTAAAACAACTGGTCCAGAAATTGACGGTAAGTTTGGACCAAACACAGAAAAACGCCTAAGGACATTTCAAAAAAATCAAGGTTTGAAAGTTGACGGCATTGCTGGTAAGAATACTATTGCTAAGTTGAATAGAATGCAGGCTGATAGCAGTGATACTTTAGGTAACATTCCAAAAGCAAAAACAAAAACAGCAAAAATAATGAAATCAAATGAACCAGTAATGGCTGGTTACGGAGAAGGAACAGATATGTCAGATGACAATCAAATAAATGAAGAAATTACTATCTCAGGTAGCGCAGATGACTTGATCCGTATGATGCAGTTAGCAGGTGCCGAAGGTGCAAAAGCAGTAGATGCAAGCGATATTAATCCAGCACCAGAAACACCTTGTGGTGCAAGTAAGCCAGAACCAGATATGGGCGATATGGTAAGAATGATGTCTGCTACAGAAGAAGATGATGGCCCAATGGGTGACGAATATGATGACGAACCAAGTGCGCCAGACGAAGTATATTCTAATGATGTAAGTGCAAGTATTCCGCACGGTGATGATTTACATAAGAAGAAAAAATCATATCCAAAAGCAGCAGGCGGTGATAATCCAATGGCACTTGAAGATGAACTACGTGCAAAACTTAGTGCAGCATTAGAAGCAAAGAAAAAGTAAAACGAATCCCCCCAGAACTCAATAGCGCCTTCGGGCGCTAATTTTTTGATTAAATACGTTATGAGTAAAAGTTTAGACGGCGTATTAGTCAAAAAAGCAAACAAGCAAGAAACATTTACAAATAATCAAGTTGAAGATCTAATGCAATGTATGGATCCTGACACTGGATATTTGTATTTTGCACGAAAGTTTGCACACATACAACACCCTGTACAAGGAAAGTTATTGTTTGATCCTTATGAATATCAATTAGGATTGTTACATAGCTATCATAGTTATAGATTTAACATTAATATGATGCCACGACAAACAGGTAAAACAACGTGTGCAAGTATATACCTTGCTTGGTATGCAATGTTTGTACCAGATCAAACAATATTAATTGCAGCACACAAATACACAGGTGCGCAAGAAATTATGCAGCGTATTCGTTATGTTTATGAACTATGTCCTGACCATATTCGTGCAGGTGTTACAAGTTATAATAAAGGTAGTATTGAGTTTGAAAACGGTTCTCGTATATTAAGTCAAACAACAACTGGAACTACTGGACGTGGTTTATCTATTTCATTACTATACTGTGACGAGTTTGCGTTTGTGCAACCAAATATTGCAGAAGAATTTTGGACTTCAATATCACCTACACTAGCAACAGGTGGTCGTGCTATTATTACTAGCACACCTAATTCAGATGAAGATACGTTTGCAACAATTTGGAAGCAAGCTGAACAAAAGTTTGACGAACACGGCAATGAGCAAGAAGTAGGTGTAAATGGTTTTCACGCATTTATGGCACATTGGAGCGAACATCCAGATAGAGATGACAAATGGAAAGTAGATGAAATTGGACGTATTGGCGAGGAAATGTTTAGACGTGAATACGAGTGTGAATTTTTAGTATTTGATGAAACACTAATCAACAGTTTGAAACTTGCAGTAATGGAAGGTGTAAACCCTAAATTAAATATGGGCCAAGTGCGTTGGTACAAGACACCAACTGCTGATAAAAATTATACTGTTGCACTTGATCCTGCTATGGGCACAGGAGGAGACAACGCTGCAATACAAGTTTTGGAACTGCCATCATATGAACAGGTAGCAGAATGGAAACATAATCTAACTGCAATACCTGGACAAGTTAGAGTTATGAGAGATATTTGTAAGTATATTGCTGACACTACTAAAAGCGAAGGAAGTAATGTATATTGGAGTGTAGAAAACAACGGTATAGGCGAAGCAGCATTAATAGTAATACAAGACTTTGGTGAAGAAAATATACCAGGACTTTTTATTAGTGAACCTATACGTAAAGGACACGTTCGTAAATTCCGCAAAGGTTTTAACACAACACACGGAAGTAAAACTACAGCCTGTGCAAGATTAAAAACAATGATTGAAAATGACAAACTAATAATTAGAAGTAAGCCTTTGATTACAGAGCTAAAAGGCTTTATTGCTACAGGCAGTAGTTTCCAAGCAAAACCAGGTAACACTGATGACTTAGTTAGTGCATTAATTTTAACACTAAGGATAATAAACGTAATGAAAGATTGGGATCCTAATGTATATAATACATTTACACAAGTAGATCACGAAGAGGATTACGATATGCCAATGCCGATCTTTATAAGCAGCAATTAGATAAATAACAAGTATGATGAATTTAGATGTAATAGCAGAACAACTGTTTAATTCAGTAAAAGGTCGCTTTGGCAATTTGACAATTGGCGATGATAAAGGCGATGTGACTAATGTTCCAAAAGAAGCAAGATTTTTTGATTTTGATTTTGGTCCACAGGATCAACCTATTGGAAAAGTAAGTGTTAGTTTAGATGAAGAAAACGGAATTGTTATTATATACAACAAAGATATGATTGACGAAAATTACGGTCAACATAAAAATGATTGGTTTGCCTTTTTGAAAGATATGAGAATGTTTAGTAAAAGAAGGTTACTTAAATTTGAAGTTAGAGATATTACACGTTCAAACCTACAAAAAAGAGATTACAAATTCTTAGCAACAAATCGTCCCGGAGATAATACAATGTCAGAATCAAAAATGTATGGAAATCATAAAACAAGTTTCCAAAAGTTTGGAACAGCAAAACTTTCTATTAAGCACAATGGTACAATTGGTGAAGGTGAAAGCAGAACTAGCAAGATTGGTTCATTGTTTATTGAAACTGCTGAAGGTGAAAAATTTAAATATCCATTTAAACATTTGAGTGGTGCAAGAGCATTAGCTACACACATAGGTGAAGGTGGACACGCATATGATGATTTTGGTAAGCACATTACGGGACTAAGTGAAGAATTATCAAAGCTAAGAAAATTTAACCAGTATTTGAATCGTAGTACAGTAATGGCAGAAACACTTAAAAAATACAGCGGCAGTGTTAAGGAACGTATGACACATATCAAAAAAGAAATTGCTAATTTACAAAAGCCATCTTTTTACGCCGAAGCTGTAAAAAATTATGTTGTTCCTGTAATGGAAGAAGTACCAAGTGAAGTTGCTGAAAACTGGATTGATCAACTTACAATCAAACAGTTCAATGAAGAACTAAAAGATGTGTTTCCATATATTTACAATTTAGTAAGTGAAGCAACACTAGCAGAAACAATTACACCTGAAAGTTTTTTTGAAGCTGAAGAAGATACATATCATAAAGTATCACCTGGTGAAACTCTTACAAGTATTGCACAGAAATATGCAGACCATTTTCCAGGCGGAGTGCAGCAAGGTGTTGAAGAAATACAAGATGCAAATGGTATAGCAAATCCAAAACTTATACAAGTCGGACAAGAATTAGTTATTCCAAGAGTAACATCAGAACCAGTAACCATAGGCGGTATGAAAGGTGGCAGCACTAGAGGCATTGACCCTAAAGACAATTATAGTGCAGCAGATTTCAAGCGTCTAACAAATCCTAGTATGGAATCTGCATTTGAAGCAGCACTTGAATCATTAATGGGACAGTTCGCAGAGTCACTGAATGAAATGAAGTGCGATTGTCCTGATCCAAAGTGTGATGATCCTAAAAATCATATAGACGAAAATGAAGGTAACGCATATGCACACGCTGTAAGACAAGCAAAAATGAACGGCAAGAAAAAAGGCGATAAAATTCCACATCCAGACAAAGACGAAGATGACATTGTAATTGAAAAAGATAAAACACCATTAGGCGAATTTATTCTAAGTTATTTTGACAGAGAAAATGGAACATTTCCAAAAGGCCCAACAGCCGTACTTACTATGGTCGAAAAAGAATACGGAGAAAAATTTGTAAGGCCGGCACTAGAGTTCATAGAACGCATCGACGCAAAGGTCGCAGAGGTAATGGGATACAAAGAGGCTGATGACAATGATATTCTAAAAACATTAGGCCCTGCAATAAGAGATCGATTTATGACTGATCCTGATGAAAAGAAGTTAAAAGTCATTATGCATAAACACAAAGGTAATCCAAATGCAATGGCCCAAGCAGCTATGGACTTGTATGCAGATGATCCAGATTTTAAAAAATGGTGGAAAAGCGGAGGCCAACACGGCGAAACAGGTCAGGCTTTTATGAAAGCATCAGGATTAGGAGAAAACATAGAAGAAGGTAATTTGCAGCCAGGAGATATGGAACTTCTAAAACCAATGTTAAAAATTGACGATCCAGACACTCTAAGAATGTATGCTAAAAATATAATGGCAAAATACCCACATCTTAAAGATAATGTTAAAAGATTAATGGGCGAAGGTAAATCAGAAGGCGATGCATATTACATTATGACACACGCTAAGGAATTGGCAAAAGATGATGGACTAGATCCATTTAATTTATCATATGGAACATTAACAGATTATATCAAAAAGGCAAAAAAACTACGTGGTATAGACGAAGAATTTACAAGAATTCAAAAGTTAGCAGGTTTAAGTTAATCTGCTAACTATTTGAAAATTTTGTCAAAAAAGTAGTTGACAAGATAAATAACATTGTGTAGTATTAATAATATGTGCTACACATTAAAGGCACAGAAGACATAGGCAAATATAAGGAGGCATAACTATGGCATCATTAGCAGAAATTAGAGCAAAGCTCAAAGAACAAGAAGCCGGCGCTGGCGGACAACGAACAGGCGGCGGTGATAACGCAATTTACCCATTTTGGAATATGAAAGAAGGCGAGCAAGCAACGCTACGCTTTTTGCCTGACGGCGATGATTCAAACACTTTCTTTTGGAAAGAACGTTTGATGATCAAACTTCCATTTGCTGGTATAAAAGGTGAAACTGATTCACGTCCAGTACAAGTACAAGTTCCTTGTATGGAAATGTATGGTGAAAGTTGTAATATACTTTCTGAAGTACGTGGTTGGTTTAAAGATCCATCATTAGAAGATATGGGTCGTAAATATTGGAAGAAGCGTTCTTATATCTTCCAAGGTTTCGTTGTAGATGATCCATTGAAGGAAGATTCACAACCAGAGAATCCAATTCGTAGATTCATTATTGGTCCACAAATTTTCCAACTAATCAAGGCAGCACTTATGGATCCTGATATGGAAGAACTACCAACAGATTATACTGCTGGTGTAGACTTTAGATTATCAAAGGGTACAAAAGGTGGTTACGCAGATTATGGCGCAAGTAATTGGGCACGTAGAGAGCGTCCACTAGGTGATGCAGAGATGGCAGCAGTGAATAATCACGGCTTGTTTAATCTTAATGATTTCCTTCCTAAAAAGCCAGGGGAAGTCGAAGTAAAAGTTCTTACAGAAATGTTTGAAGCTTCAGTAGATGGCGAAGCATATGATGCTGAGAAATGGAGTCAATATTT